GCGAAATCCTTTTTATTCTTTTTCTGGCTCCCCGCTATAAAGGTCTTGGTTGATTTTCTCTATATAATCGAGAACTTCGTCTTTACCGATACCTTTCGCGCTGCTTGTAACGAAGTATGGCGGCAGCTCATCCCAAGTGTCTTTTAAAGCTTCCATCCATTTTGTGACGCTTGCGAGAGCCTTGGATTTGCTCAGTTTGTCAGCCTTGGTGAAGACGATGGTAAAGGGAATCTGTGATTGCCCAAGCCAGTCTATGAATTCCCGGTCGATTTTTTGCTGTTCCAAACGGATGTCTATAAGAACAAACAAATTTGTCAATTGCTGCCGTTGCAAGACGTAGCTCTCTATCATCTGGCGGATTTTCTGTTGCGTTGTTTTAGAGCGTTGCGCGTAGCCGTAGCCCGGAAGGTCAACCAAATACCATTCGTTGTTGATGATGAAATAATTAATAAGGAGAGTCTTACCCGGTGTCGCTGATGTCTTGGCAAGTCCTTTATGATTACATAACATGTTGATCAGACTTGATTTGCCTACGTTACTCCGACCGATGAAAGCATATTCAGGCTTGTTGTCCTGCGGACATTGATTTACTGTTGGGGAGGAAATCGTAAATTGTGCTTTTTTTATGACCATGATCTAATTTGTTATTTGTGCAAAGGTACAAAAAACTTTCCGTAACTTACCGACTTGAAAAAAAAAGTCACTTTATGGCAAAAAGAAATACTTATTGATGAATGTTTTTTGTAATTTTGCAGAAAAGCAAAAAACATGAAGCAAATTAGTTGGGGATTTATTGGATGCGGCGAGGTCACTGAGAAGAAATCCGGGCCTGCGTTTAATGAAGTAGAAGGTTCTCACGTAGAAGCAGTGATGAGCAGGTCTGAGGCAAAGGCCCGTTCTTATGCCGAACGTCATGGAGTCAGAAAATGGTATACGGATGCTCAGTCGCTCATTGATGACCCTGATGTCAATGCCGTATATATAGCCACACCGCCGAGTTCACATGCCACCTTTGCCATCATGGCAATGAGGGCGGGCAAACCTGTCTACGTAGAGAAGCCGTTGGCTTCCAGCTACGATGATTGTATACGCATCAACCGCATTTCTGAAGAAACCGGCGTACCTTGTTTTGTTGCATACTATCGGCGCTATCTGCCATACTTCAAAAAGGTGAAACAGATACTTGACAATCGCGTGCTGGGGGAAATTTTCAATGTCAGTATACGTTTCAGTGTGCCACCGCGTGATCTCGATTATCAGCGCAATGGCAGCTTGCCCTGGCGACTTCAACCCGATATTGCCGGCGGCGGAGGCTATTTCTATGATCTCTCACCTCATCAATTGGACTTGATTCAGCTCTTTTTCGGTCCTATCGTCAAAGCCCATGGCTATTGTGCCAATCGAATGCATCTCTATGATACCGAAGATACTGTGGCTGCATGCTTTCGATTTCAGTCCGGGCTTGTCGGAAGTGGATCATGGTGCTTTGTGGGACATCCAAGTGCCCGGCAGGATTTGATAGTCATTACAGGTGAACGTGGTAAATTGTCTTTTCCTGTTTATAGTTACGACCCCATACATTTGTCGACGTCAGAAGGTGAAAAATCCATTTCAATTCCTAATCCTCCCCATGTTCAATTGCCCATCATCAAGCAAGTGGTAGAAAACCTTCAAGGTACAGCAGTCTGTGATTGTACATCAGAGAGCGCAACCCTCACCAATTGGGTAATGGACAGAATCTTGGGGAAATTTTAATTCCCTCTCTCGCTATGCTTACAGACAAGCTAATTTATAATGTAACAAACTGATATTTAAAAATTTACAAGAATTGGTAAACAAATTCGATTTATACCCTTATCGGCAAATAAATAAAACTCTGGTTACCTCTTGTTAACCCAAAACTCCCGAAAAGGGTAAACTCCCAAGCCTATGACAATAGCTATTGTTTTTGATCATCGCAACAGAACACCAAAAGGGCAGACGGGGCCTGTCGAGTTGCGAATCACGAATCATCGTAAAAGCACTTATGTTTCTACTGGGATTAGGGTTCGAAAAACCGAACTCGTCAATGGGGAGATCGTCGATCATCCAAACTCCGATGAGCTCAACAGTCTGCTTGCAGCCTATGCCAAGCGTGCCCTACAACTTGCCGCAGAAGCTGTTAATGCTGGGAAGGGCATAGATCCTAAATGGATCAGGAGCCAGCTCACGGTTTCCAACCCGGGTAAAGACTCCTCTACAGACTTCTTCGAGTGGGTGGAGAAGCAGATTCCTTTGCTTCCAATCAAAGACTCTACACGCCGCAATTACGACGTGCTCCTGTCTGTTTGGCAGCAATATGGTCAGATGATGTCGTGGAAGGATTTCACCCCTGATGGCATTATAGCATTCGATCAGTGGTTGCATACTCGGACAAAGAGGGTAGGGAAGCGGCCTGGATCCAGTACACAGCAGCGGCGCATTACCGATGCGGCTACCTACAACTATCACAGGCGCCTAAAATCTCTCGCTAACCGGGCCGTCCTGCTTGGAGTGATCAATGCCAATCCCTACGACCGCCTGCGTGGACTGCTTGCCACTGGTGACAAAACAGCCGCAGGGATTGCCTACCTCTCCCTTTCTGAGGCTAAAGCCGTGGAGAGCCTCCATCCGCAGCTCGGGTCTACGATGCAAAAGGCGCGCGACCTTTTCGTATTCCAGCTCCACACGGGCATTTCTTATGCTGATACTCAGGATTTCAACCTCGAAGATTACAAACTCATTGGCGGTCATTACGTCAACATTGGGCATCGACACAAAAACAATGCCCAGTATATCACACAGCTTACCGACGAATGCCTTGACATCGTCCGCCGGAATGGTGGAACTCTGCCCTCCTTGGAAATTCAGACCTACGACAAGTGTCTGAAGAAAATCGGAATAGCTGCGGGAATAACAAAACCCCTCCACTCCCATCTCGCCCGCCACACCTTCGCCACTCTCATGCTTGCTGCAGGTGCTTCCATCGAGAACGTGCAGCACATGCTCGGCCACGCTTCCATCACCATGACACAGCGCTACGCCAAGGTACTTCCCGAAAGCGTTCTGAAGGATTTCAACCAAGCTGCCGCTAAACTGTGGGGCGATGATACTCCAAAAATATCAACAGCCTATTCTGAGGCTCCAAAAGAATAAAACAAAGGCCGCGCGGCCATACTCCCACGGTCGCGCGGCCAATTGTGCATTATGCATTATGCATTTTGTCATTGTATGCCCTCAACTCTTCTCGAAGCCGGTTGATGTCTTCCAGGCTCGGCTCGTTTGCTTTCTCTCCCTTGTCCCAGGGAAGCCGTAGCAGGTCGTCGAAGTTCACCTTCGAGGTATCGGCCATCCCCACTTGCATCAACCAGAACGTCTGCCACCGGGCCACCTCCCAGGCGGCCTTTTGCCGCTCACGGTAGCCCATCACCGTCCGCCTCACCTCCCAAAAGGCCATACGATACAAGAAGTCTTCCCGGTCCACGCCGATCTCGCCCACCAGCAACTGGTAGATGTCGAGGGCATCACTTAGTTTTTTCCGTCTTCCTCGCTGCCCTGCGCTGATGGAGTGCTGGGGCCCTCCATCCCGTACCATTTCTGCCGCAGTTCCAGCACCGTCTTGAAGGCTTCCACGATCTCTTCCGGCTTCGAGTCATACAGCAGTGCCTCGTCGGTCAGTTCGTGCGCCTCACCTTCATGGTTTTTCGCGTTGTAGTAGGCGAAGACGGCCGCCATGATCAGGTAGATTGTATGCTGGGGGTTGTCGGCATTGAATTTGTCCACGCTTTCGCCGCAGTAGTTGTGGAAGGCTATCTCTGTCGCGTAGCAGTAGCCCACATGGACTTCCTGTCCGCAAATCTTTATTGTTGAAGTTTCCATAAAATATCGCTAAAAAAAAGTAAAACCGCCGCCGACACATCGCGTGCAGGTGACGGCTGAAAAAAAATCGCATTTTAGAAATATAATTAACAATTGAAAAATAAAAGATTCATCCTTTCGGAGTTACGGCCGTTGCGGAGCCGATCTCCTTGCCGTTAATGCTCAGCGGACCCACGCCCTGAGCCTGGAAGGAAGCCGTGGCCTTCTGCTTGTTCGTGGCTTTGAAGCTCGCGTCGTTCAGCAATACCTTGCCGCTCACAAGCGACTTAACCTTCACTTGGTTCTTATCGCCGTTCGTCTGTTCGAAGTCGAAGGCTACCGGTTGACCGGCCATCATGGTCTGGAGCATGTCGATGGACCCGTCCACGGCAAACAGCGATTCGCTCGATATGTCGTAGGTGTAGCCCACAAATTCCTGATTGGGCGCTCCGCTGGTGTCGTCTTTCGTCGAGCTGTCCTCCAGGGTGGCGGCGATGTGTACGGTGCAGTCCGTGGCTCCGGCCACGACTTTCTCACCAATGAATAATCTCAGATTCTGTCCTTGCATAGTCATTTATCTTTTTGTGGTACATTCGTAGCTCAACTCCTGGTAGTAGCACGGTTTGATCGGGTCGTATTCTATCCGTCCCGCCCTCAGCTGGTAACTCTCGGGGATGAGACCCCGCTCAGGATCGTCTTCCTTTATCCCTTCAAAGAAAGTCCTGACCCTGTTCCTCACCGCCTCACTGAGTGCGTGTAGAGCTGCGTTCGTCTCCGCGGTGAGCAATATCCCCACCGTAACCGTGTCTTCTTCTCCCTCATAGCCTTCCTCTTTTGTCTCCTGGTCGTTGACCAGTCCGTCAAAGGTCACGATCACATAGGGCACCGCCACCTTGTCGGCATCTGCATCGGGCATCGGGATGGCTGTCCCGTAGATCCGCCCTCCCACGGCCTTCGTGATCATCTGTGAATCACGGATGGCACGGATGAAGATTAGGTCTGTCTGCAAACTCATGTACCTGGTGTTTGTTTATTGGTTTCTTTGGATCCCGGAGACTTTCGCCCCCGGGATCTTATTTTGCTTTACGCAGGCTCTGCCACTTCGTAGAGGGCAAAGGCCGTGGTGGTGGTGTTCTTCTTGCCGTTGGTGGTAGTCTTCACGCTCAGGTCGGTCACCGACCAGGCAGTGTTGATCGTCACCAGCGTCACGTTGCGTTTGGCCGCACTGATGGGATCTACGGTCATCCTCACCTGGCCATGCTGCTGCACGGCCAGATATTTGAACAGGCCCACGCCGATAAATTTCTTGTCGGTGTTCTTCAATGCCTTGCCAGTCTCGTCGAGAGTAGTGTTGATGTAGTGGCTGGTCACGTAGTCATAGCCGGCGCACTTCCCGTTCTCGATCACGAAGCCGCCCTGACCCTCTGCCTTGGGGGTGGCCTTCAGCTCTGCCTCGGTCTCCTTATCCATCACCAGGCACACGTCGGTGTCGGCGTAGCCCTTGGCGGCGAACTTGGCCACGGCCATCAGCAAGTTCTTGTAGGCTGTCTTGTCCATGGTGATCGTACCGGAGGAGGACATGCCGCTGTAGGGGCCCTTCACGCCGCTGAAGGCTGCCTGGGAATAAACTTTCTTTGCCAAATAGTTCTGCTCGGCCAGTGTGGCCTTGGCTCTCACGAATCCCAACAGATCGAAAGAGGCATTGTCGATGGCTGAGTTGCTCACCGCGAAGGTGGCACCGCTGCGGGCCACGATGGGGCTGATGTTGTCAAAGTGCAGATCCTGCTCGGCCAGTGCCACGGTCTCGCCCACTTCCTCAAAGTCTGCGTCGTCTAAGCTCACGGGCCAGATCTCATTACCGGTCACACCGGTCACGATATTCACGCCCATGGGCAGGCCCAGTCCCTCGTTCAGGGTGGGAATCATGTCCTGGATGCTCAGTGTCACCGCGCCCGAGCTGGTCACGTCACCGTCCTTGCCGGTGCCCAATACGATCTCACGGAATTCCTTCCCGCTACGGGCGGCCTTAAAGGCCTCGCGCAGCTGCTCACCAGCGGTTTTTTTCTCCGTATGCTCACGACCAGCCTTCTCTGCCTGTTCTGCCTGGTAGAGGGCGGTATACTCGCGAGTGCAGAGGTCGATGCCACGCTGCAGGCGGTCAAACTCTCGGTAGAGTCGGGCTTTCTCAGCCTTTTCCTCGTCCTTCAACTCACGTTTGCCCATGATCTCGTCGATCACTTCAAGCTTGTCGTTCACTTCATTCTGTGCGTCCAAAAGCTCGCGGCGCTTTACCTCGGCTTCTTTCGCTGTCTTGAATTTTGCCATAATTTTATAACCGATTAAAAATTAAGTAAATAGTTAATCCAATTCTTGTTTCTCTTCATCATTCGCTCGCGCTGTTCCCGTCGCGTTGCTTCCGCACGATCGGGCTTATGGGGTGGGGGTTGTATGGTGTCCGTCCCGTGTTTTCCCCGCAGCTCTCGTGCGCTCACGCTGGTCTCTTCATAGGCGGGGTCCATGGCGATGGTGAGGGCTTCGAGGCTTTCAAACGCGGTGTGGGTCACGTCCGTCACCGTGTGGCCGTCCGCGTCCGTGGTCTCCTTCACTTCGTAGTCCTTTGGATAAAACTCAAAAGAGCACCCGCTGTATACGCCGGCCCTCACCAGTTCCAGGGCTCTGTCGCCAAGATCACATTTCGGGGCTTCAAATTCGAAGCGCACGCCGTCTTCCGTCACGTCCATCCTCAAATTGCCCTCGCCCTTGTTGCATCTGGCGATTGTTGCATCCCGCTCATGCAGCAGGTTCAGTTTCACATCCTGTGTCGCCAGCCATTCCTTCGTCACGGCCGAGGGGGCGATATGCTCACGGAAGGTGTCGCCCCACGCATCGGTCACTTCATAGGTCTTGTTAAAAACGATCGCCACGCCTTCGATGGTGCGGTTTTCCTTCCCCTCGCTCTCGCGCAGGTGTTCCAGTCTCACCATCAGTCTTCCCGGTGTGGTCCTTATTTCTTTTTTGTTCTGCTTTGCCATAATCTGTCGTTGTCTCTATATTACACGCGTTATTTCTTCCAGGGTCTACTCGTTCAGCTCCCGCATGTTGAACTGTATCGTGTTCGCCATGTAGTCAGGGTGGAAGGTCTCGCCTAAGATCTCGTAAGTGCGGCCGTCTATCCTCACTCGGCTGTTTCGGCTCACGTTCTTCGTCCACCGCATCCTCACGAGCATCATCCCGTACACGTCGGCCGAGCCTTCACGCATGGCCGAAATGCCCTTCACCCAGCTCACGTTGGCCCAGCAGCTCCCCGTCTCTTCCCAGCCCACGCCGTCGCTGTCTATTCCCCAGCGGCCTATGGTCTGCTGCTTGCGGTTCAATATCGTTATGCGCTTGTTCAATATCCCTGCTGAATATCCCATAGCCTTATTTTGTCAGTTTCATATACGGTTTTATTCTCGCGTCGAATCCGTAGGGCACCGTGTAGAGGTTGTTCACGCTGGCCACGCCTCTGTTCTCGTAGCTGTTCGTGCAGAGCATCAGCGAGGCCTCTATCAGTGGGGCCGGTACTTGCCTCTGCCCGTCCGTCCCCGTAGTCCCAAACTTGGCCAGCAGATCGTCGAAGCTTCTGTTCAGATAGTCCAGCACCGTTTCCTCCGCGCTGTTGCCCAAGAGCATGAGGTATCCATCCTCCTCATTGCCGTCGATCCGTAGATGCGCCTTAATCATCTCCAGTGTCAGCCATCTCATCCTTCACCTCCTTCCCGTTTTTCTCCCGTTTTTTCCCGTCCAGTATGCCGCTGTATTACAGCGCCCTCTGTCCGGGTTCCGTTTTCATCTGCTTCCATCCCGTATTCCCGTCCTGTATGCTGCTGTATTACAGCGGCCCCCATCCATGGGCTTGTCGTCACCGTTTCCTGTTCTATTCGGCTGTCTTTGCCACCGTCGCTTTTGCTTTTCCCGCTTAGTTTTTCGCTTCCAAGCTCGGCCAGGTTCGTCGAGATGTAGTTCTTGTCGCCGTCCTCCACGCTCGGCATGTCCATCTCGCCTCTAATCTCGTTCACGGTATACGCACCCGTCTCCAGGTAGGTCTTGAAGAGGTTGGCCTGCGCCGTCGGATCCAGCCTTCGCAGAGCCTTTTCGCAGATATGGATCCGCCGCTTCCCGAAGTCTTCCGCCCCCAGGAGCTTGGAGTTGTACTCGTCCTCCATCTCTCTGATCAGTGGGGAGATCGTCCTTAGCAGAAATTCCTGCGTGGCTGCCTCTGGGGTTTTATAGCTGCTGTTGCTGTCGTCCATCATCATCGGTTTCGGCACACCCAACAGCCGGGCTATCTCCGTCACCTGGTAGCCTCTCGTCTCTAAAAGCTTCAGGTCCGCGGCTGTCTGGCTGATGATCTTCACGTCGGCTATGTTGTTCGCAAACACGGCGTCCTTGCTCATCCAGTCCTCGCCTAATTCTTCTGTCAGCTGCCGCAGTTCCTGCTGGTCGGCGCGTCCTGCCGCGCTTGCTCCGTAGGCCAGGGCTTGCGGGGCGTCTTCCCTCACCAAGAGCTTGTACCTTCCACCCTTGGCCATGTCGTGCAGTGCCTGCTGGTCTGCCGTCCCTGCGATCTGCAGGCTTTTCATGGCATATCGTATCACGGGCATTCCCGTAACCATGTCGTCGTAGAGAAACACGTTCTTGAAGTGCAAAACGTCCTCTCTCGGGGCTTCCACGCTCATCAGCCCCCGTGGGGTCTGGTAGGTCAGCCAGTAGCTGTCCCCGCCCATGTTATAGTGCCCGCTGCTGCACAGCCACATGGCCTGGAGCATCCCTCCTTCGTCTTTTTCCAGATACACGTAGGCATTCCCGTAGAAGATCTTGTGGAATTCTATCTGCTCCATCATCTGACTGGCGGTCATCAGCGGGTTGGGCCTCACCTGGAGCAGGTAGTTCAGCCTTCCGTTCATCCCATAGTCGTCTTCGGTGTAGTTGCCACCGGCCTTGCTCCGCCGCTGGTATTGCACCATCATCTGCCCCATTGTCTGCATCCTCAGGCTCACGCCTCTGTACCATGCCGCCACGAGCAGCGACTGCCGTCCGCCCACCATGGCCACATGCTCCGTCCAGTCTGCGCCTCCGTCGTTGCCTTTCCCGGCAGAGCCCGTTTCGTTAGAGCTGGATTCCCTCAGGTATTTCCGGCCGAGGGAAGCCCGTCCCCTCATCCACCCCCGGGATCCTAATGTTTTCCAAAATCCGTCCATCTTATCTCGTTTCTTTATTTTCGTTTTTTATTGTTTCATCCCGCTTAGCTCTCGCTCGTATTGTTTCCAGCGTCGAGCTTTGGCCCATCATCCTCATGCCCCTGTGCTTGCCCCGTCTTATAGGTGTATGGGGGCTCTTCGTCCTTTTCTTTTTGGGGGATCATCTATATTTCGCCCTTTACCGTCCCCGAGGTCTACCGTTAGCCGTCTTTTTGCCGTCGTCCTGTAAGCGGCTGTATTACAGCCGCCCCTACCGCCCCTCCTTGCCGTGCCCCTTGCCGTCGTCCTGTAAGCGGCTGTATTACAGCCGCCCCTACCGCCCCTCCTTGCCGTGACCCTTGCCTTCGTCCTGTAAGCGGCTGTAATACAGCCGCCCCTTGCCCTGCCTTGCCGTCGTGCCTCCTGTCGTTCTCTGCGCCGTCCCGTCTCCATTCCCTCATTTCAGCTCTCCCGTCCCCTTGAACGAGAAGCTCCCTTGCACGAGGTTCCCCCTCGTCCCGCTTATCTTGCACGAGGTCAGGATGGCGTCCCCGCTCATCGTGTCCGCCTCGTCGTCTCTCATCTTCCAGCTCAGGCTCACCGTTGTCCCGACCTTTCCCAAAAGGCTCTTTATCGTTGCAGAGTCGCCCACCAGGTAGCTCACGCTCACCTGCCAGCTCTTCCTTCCCGTGATATACCGTTTCCAGCTCCCCGTGCCGCTCATCCCTGCCTCCTTGGTCTCGTTCGTCTCAACGGTGCAGCTCTTCGACGCTGCCACGGCCTTGCCGCCCACCGTCACTATAAGATCATTCCCCTTCTTCATCGTCTTTATATTGTTTGTTTTGTCCTAATCTTTCCACCATCAGCCGCTCCCGCTGGCTCAATTCTATCGGTATCACCTTCACCGCCGCCTCCCCGTTTCGTCTTCCTTATCGTGTCTGTGCCCGTTGGTTTGAATTCCTCCTCGAGCCACAGTTCCTCCGCTTTCATCATCTTCCGCTCTCCTTCTATCTCGTTGTCACGATCTCACCATATCCTCTCCGGCGCAGGTAGTTGCTCAGTCCCAGCCATATCTCCTCGCCTGTCACGTAGGGTCTGCCGCCCGTCGCTCCGCGGCTCTCTTGCAGCTGACCGGCCACTGTTCCCTGCTGAGCCTTGTTCAGGATCAGCTCGCCGGAGTTCAGCAGCACGGGCTGCAGGTCCCCACTTGGGGTGTTGCCCCCAACGATGCCGCCGCCGGCATGGCGGGTCGCGCCCTTAATGCTGGCTATCGTCGAGATCATCGTTGCCGCGCCTGCCGCTGCGGCCGCAATCCAGCCCCACACGCCTCCGGCCTTGCTCTCCGGCCGGTTCAGCGCGCTGGCGAAACTCAGGGCGATCTCGGCGATAGCCTGGGCGATCGTCCCTGCCACCTTCACGGCCGGATCTTCTATCCCCGCCAGCGCGCCGCCCACGCTCTGCACGGCACGGGCGGCATCCTGCCAGCTGTCCTTGGTTTCCTTGGCTTCCTTGCTCAAGCTCGTGGTTCCTTTCTGGTCGGTTCGCAGCTCTATCTTCCCCAACCCGTGTTTCTCCAGTTCTGCGTTTATGGCTTCCACCCAGTTCTCTATCTTGTCCTGCGGAATGCCGTCTACGCCGAAGATACTCTCATACAACCCCTCCACGGCGTCCTCGGGCAGTGTCAGACCTTTCCCGATGGCAGCCTCCACGGTCTCTTGCAGCGTCGACATCGAGTCCATGTCGGCCGTGATCTTTATCGCTTGGGACATACCCTCTTTCGTACTTACGTCGGTGTTGGCCAGCTCTTCCTGCTTCATCCCTCTCCAGGCGTCTATGCCGCTTTGGCTCATGCCGCCCGTGCTTATGCCCGTCTCGGGTGTGCCTAAGGCGTCGAGCTTGGCCTTCACGCTGTCGATCTGCCTCCCGTACTCCTGCCATTTTTCTGTCCCCGTCACGGTGCCGTCCTGTAGCTGTTGCAGCTGCTGCAGTTGGTTCTCCAGGTCGGCCTTGCTGCCGGCTTCTGGCTTCATAGTGGCCTCTCCCTTGGCCTCGGCTATGGCGTCCTCGATGGACTGGTTCCGCTCTTTCAGCTTGGCGATCTCTTCCTGTATGGCCTTCTTCCGCTCAGCGCTGGCGCTCACGCTCTCGTGGCTCAGCTGTTCTATCTTGTCGCGGTTCGCGTCCAATTCCTTGCTCACTGCGTCGCGGTTGTCCGTCTCGCCTCCGCGGATGTGACCTGTGTGGCCGCCGCCAAAACTTCCCTCGGCCCCGCTGTAGGGGCTTCCTATGCGGCCCAGCAAGGCGCGGCCCCGTTCCGCGGCCTTGAAGCTGCTGTCCACCAGGTTGCTCCACATGTCGGCATCCTTATCGTAGGGCGTCATGTAGGAGTTCCATCGCTGACCGGCATTCTGTTGGCGGTAGCGGTTCAAGCGATCCGCTCCGGCCTTCGTGAGCTGGTAGCTTGGTTTCCAGTTCTTGTCCCGTCCTGCCCAGTCGTCGCCGTAGTAGTTCGCGGTCTCAGCCTTCTTGACGGTGTAGTCTGTCCCTTCCTTCAGTCCTGCCGCGCGGATCTGCGTCGTGGTGATCTCTTGCCCGCCCTTGCTCGTCAGGGCGTAGCCGCCGTTGGCCACGGTCTTGTAGGATGACGCCTTGGCCTTCGCCACCATGGCCTTTGCGTATTCTTCCTTATAGGCATCGGCCACGGCAATAGCCTTTAGGGCGTTGGTCACAGCGGGGGCGTTGGTCACAAATACCCGCTGCGCTGCGGCCACGTCCCCGATGCTCAGCCCCAAGGCCTTGAAGGCTTCCTGGTTCTTCTTTATCCAGCTCGTCTGGTCGCTCTTGGTCTTGAGGTTCTTCCATTCGGACTGCAGGGTCTGGTATTTCCCCACAACCTCGCCTACGCTCTCAGCCTCCACCTTCCTTGCCTTCCTCATGCGCTCGCTTTGCGTGGCGGCTTCACGTTGTGCCGCCGTGAGGTTCTTGGTGGCGCCGGCGGCTTTGTCCGTTGCGCCGCCGAAGAGCCCCGTTTTCTCAGCGACAATCCCTATCACGCTGCTCAGGGCCATGTAAGCCATGCCGATAAGTCCCAGGCTGGCGATCGTGCCCATGATCCCTCGCCGCAGGGCCGTCAGACTCAGGGTCTGCCCCGTGATCGTAGCCGTCACCAACTGGCCCATGGCGGCGAAGCTTGCCTGTGCTATGGCGAACACCTTGCTCGCCACTGTGGCCAGTCCCAGGGCCTTCCAAAGTCCCGTCACGGCTGAACCTAAGGCGGCCACACCGCTCACGGCCATGCCCACTTGCCCCACGCCTGCTATCAGGTTCTGATATTCGGCAAACACGTTGCCGATCTTCACCTGCACGCCGCCAAACTCGTTAGCCATCTGCTTCACTCGTCCTGCGTTGGTCTGCGCGAGCTTCTGGTTCATCTGTCCCACGTTGTCTGTGATGGCTTGGGCGATGGCGGCGGCCCGCTGCCCCTCGTTGCCGGTCTGGATGATCTTCTTCTGTGTGTCGGTCAGCGTGATGCCCACACGGGTCATGGCGCCGGAGTTGCCCATAAGGGCCTTGCCCACCATGTTAGCGATCGTCACGGCATCCTCGCTCGTGGCGTTCAGTCCCTTCTGCTGGGCTATGAGGTTGTTCATGGCGGGAAGCAGCGTCTCCAGTGTCTGGCGGCTGCTGGCAAACGTAGCCACCTGTTGAAGCCCTGCCCGTTGCACCGTGCC